AGGCGCAGCGCAATTCTCAGATTTCAGCAGTGGCGAAGAAGTACGGTATTCCCGAATTTATGCTGAAAGACCGCAACATTCCCGAAAACACGGACTTGGACACTTATTTCAAGGACATGAAGCAGGATATGTCTAACAACGGTTTTCAGTTCTCCAAAGCTCCTGAAACTGCCGAACAGAAGCAGGAGAAGGAAGCGAGCGAGTTCGCCAAAATGATTGAGGCGGACACAAAATCTATTGTCGAACAACAAAACAAGTAATTTATGTCAGCAGGATTTAAGTACAACATTGAGCCTGAACCGTCCATCGAGGAACGCTATGACGTTTCTACCGGTGTAAGACGTAGAGGCCCTTACAAGCTGGATACGGCCAACCTTGTCGCTGGTTCGTTTCTTCCATCCTTTACACCGATTGCCGCCGACTTGGTGAAGAAGACCGCTCAGGTGGCTATCCGTGTAGAAGTCTATGAAAAGTTTACCACCGGTTCCAATACCACATTGAAAATCAAGAAAAACTCTTTGGCTTATGTGGGTATGCATCTGGGTAATGGTTCTCATGGGGCTACCATCAACAGTATTGACAAATCAAACAAAGATTTCGATAAGTTGACGCTGTCTGCCGACTTTGGCGAAACATTGGAAGCTGGTATTGTACTCTATGAAGCTACAGCGGTAAGCGGCACAACTCCGAAAGTCATTGCTAACTCAGCCTTGTACGGAAGAGTACAAGTAGAAGAAGGAATTGTATTAGTTGCTCTTTTGATGCGAGCATTCGAGATTGAGCCTACCAAATTGGTTATGCCTTTCTCTGACATTGACAAGGCCAACATGCCGCATTTCCAGTTCAACGCTCCTGACGTTACTCAAAGTGGAAAGGCTGTAGTTGCCAAAGCGTCTTCCAGTCAAGATGGCTTGATGAGTAAAGAAGACAAAGCTAAATTGGATGGTATCGCATCCCAAGCCAACAAATTCACTTTGTCTGCAGCAACATCTTCTGCTCTCGGAGGTGTAAAGCAGGGTGTTAAAGTGGATGATGCTACTGGGCAGGAAGATGCACATACAAAATTGAATGCCCTTCTGGCATCTTTGAGAACAGCAGGTGTAATTGCAAGCAAATAAAGAAAGGAGGTAAAACATGATGCTAACTATTCATACTCTGTTTAATGACCCCAATATCGTAAACGCCGTTATCCAGCGCGTCCTTCAGACTCGTAAGGATACAATCTACTGGCAGCAGTATCTTGATTTCCGTAGAACGACTACCCGTGTGTTCAAGGACTACATCGGTCAGGTTACTGGAGTGATGGCCGGTTCTATTAACTCACGATACGGCGAGAAGCCTATCCGTGAACGCCGGAATATCGGTTCAGGATATGGTGAAATCGCTTATCTTGGCGATGCTTACCAGATTTCCATTGACCGCCTGTCCGAACTTCAGGACTTGATTGACAAGTTTAACGCAGCTAAACCTGCTGACCAGGTAGCAGCCATGCAGGAAATCGTGAATTTCATCTATGACGATTACCGCCAGGTACTTTTGGCAGCTCACAAGCGTATGGATATTATCGTAGGTTCACTTCTGATGACCGGAGAAGCAACAGTCAAGAACAAGGACGACAATGCCGGAGGTGTCGACCTTCTCAACATTGAATTGCCGTTCAAGTTCATCAAGCCTGATACTGGTGCGAAGACGAACTTCATCACCTACTTGCAGCAGCAGATTAATGCACTGAAAGCGGACTACGGTAATTTCCAGAAGATGATTATGTCACGAGGAACTTTCGTGAAGAATATCATCGGGTCGGCTGAGTTTGGTGACAAGTTCAAGATGCAGCTTACAGGAAATGAGATGTATCTTTCAACTGGTTTGATTACATCTCAACTGGCTTCCCAAGTATTCACTGGCATCGGGCTTCCGGCCATTGAAATCAAGGAAGATTACGTGAAAGACCAGACCGGGAAGAACGTGCAGATTTACGCAGACGACCGTATCACCTTGCTTCCGCAGGATAAGGTCGGTTATATGCGTTTCCACACTCCGTACGAAGCAGTGGACGGCGTACCTGGACGTAACTACACCCAGGCAGACGGTGATATGCTTATTTCCGGTTACAAGGACAAGAACGGTCGTTATTTGGAATACACTGCAGAGTGGATTCCGCAGATTACGAACCCGAACCTGATTGTGAATTTCGATTTGTCAACCATGAACGCATGACAGTAAACGACTACATATCACAGAAGTTTCAGACCTTCGGCATCAACTTGTCGGAGGCTGACCTTTTGGAGATAAGTCTGTCTTCAGAAGTAAGCGGAGAGGATGAGATGGGCCCGTCAAACATCGGACTTGTTTCAGTGGCTATGGCGAAGTTCATCCCCTCTCTATTACTCCGTGCCACTTCCATCAGTGAGAACGGTTTCTCTATGTCATGGGATACAAAAGGCGTAAAGGAATACTATTCTTTCTTGTGCAAGAAGTATGGTCTTGAAGATACGTTAAGCGATAAACCTAAAGTCAGATTCCTATGATATTTGCTCCACATACATTACAGGTTAAGGTCTTTACTCCGATGGAAACAGACGAGTTTGGCCGACCTATCCCCGGAACCGGTGGTGAAAGCTGGCAGGACGTGTGTAAATGCCGTTGTGATGATAACTCGACCAAGGAGTTTACTTCGGAGAACGGTGAGGTGTTCCGACCGAATTATCACGTAGTCTGTGAGAAGAAAATCTCACTGAGTGCTGGTGATGAAGTCAGATGTATGGACGGTGAGAATGTCCGTGGAACTGGCAAAGTTTACATGGTGAAGAATACAAACTATTTTGGTTACTCAGAGATATGGATGTGAAGTTTGATTTTTCGGACGTGGATAGCTTTTTCGAACAAGGTTATGCCGAGGTGAAAGCCGTTGAGGAGAAGGTTGGTAAAGAGGCTGTCGATTACGCTGTAAAGAATGGCAACTATCAGAACCGGACTGGAACACTCCGTAAGTCAAACAAGTATTCAGTTGAGGATGATGGACTGGTGATAAGAAACGATGCTGAGTATGCCTCACACGTGGAATCCAAAGGTTACGAAGTTTCAACTGGTGCAGCCTTATTTGCTGAGAGACGATTAAAGGAGGAAATCAAATGAAACGAATATTCAAGCATGAACTGATGGTCGCAGACCACTCAAAATTATGTCTGCCTATCGGAGCAAGAATATTATCTATTCAAGCACAACGGAATGCAATTTGCTTGTGGGCAGTAGTAGATGAATGTCAAAAAGAATTGTGTTTAGTGGATATTTTTATGTATGCAACAGGACAAAATATATCTGATAAAGATTTGTCAGACAAAAGATTTGCAGGTACTGTTCAACTTGGAGAACTGGTTTTTCATGTATTCCTTCAGTATGATAATAATATTCAATATCTTATTGTATGATAGTAACTACTGACATAGCGAACATTCTCTACCGTGACTGCAAGTCTTTCGGGATTGATATCGTTCCCCATGGCAAGAAGCTGACAGGGGCGATAAAGTCCGAAAGGATTGTCATTCACGCCAAGAAGCAACAGCCGGGCACATACTGGAAGAAATCTTTCGTCGAGGTGAACATTTGTGTTCCCGATTTGAAGGAAGGCGAAGCCAATACCATCCGGCTGAACGAACTGGAGAAGCAGGCGCAAAGTCTGTTTGACGGCGTAACCGGACGCTATGACGGAACAACCTATCATTATTCCATCGAGTCAATCGGAATTGAGGAGGACACATCCTTAAAGTGTCACTATGTGAATGTAAGAATTTTGTTTGAAGTTTTAAATGTGAAATAATATGGCAGAATCAAAGAAAATCACAGCTGTAAATATCAAGAAACTTTGGTATGGCGAAACAAGTGCTATTTCTGCAGATGTTACGGGCCAGACCTTGCACACTCTTTTGCAAGGAGAAACACTGAAAGAAGTATCCAATATCCATCAGGATACGTGGACTTTTGAGGAAGCAGAGGCCAGCCGAACCAACTATAAGAACCAGCTTACTAATCAGACCTATCGCAGTGAAAAGGAAATGGGAGATGTCTCTGTGAACTTTACTATCGGTGAGTATGACTATCCGACAAAGAAGGATCTTATGGGTGGAGATGTCATCAATACCGACAAAGGTTGGAAGCGTACAAGGGGTAAGGTAAATATCGAGAAATGTATTGTGTTCATGACTGAAGATGACCAGTATTGCGTGATTCCCCGTGCTGACATAGGTGCCCGTGAATCAACAACGGATAAAGCCATCGGTATTCCTGTAAGTGCGGTTGAACTGGAACCTAAAGACACTGCTATTTCCCCTGAATACTGGTTCGATGCAGAAGAGGTGAAAGAAGCATGAACTGGTGTAAAGGCCGTGGTAACGCCTTCTGATGCTACAGTCAAGCTGGACGGGCAAACGGTAAAGACCAAGAAGGTGAAATCTGGGACATCCGTTTCCTATGAGGTATCAAAAGTAGGCTACACCACCCAGTCTGGAAGCATATCTACTTCCATGTCTGATGCTTTCAAGAGCGTAGAGAAACAAATCACTCTTGTTCAAGAAGGTGGCGATTAGTTTTCAGGATTGTTTAACGGGTGGGGCTATATCAAGCTTCACCCTTTTTCTTTAAGTTATGAATCAAGGAGCAAAAATAGTAACTGAATCCATTATCGGAAGTGATTTCAGGACGGTGTTTGTCGCTGGGAAAGCCTACACGGTCTACTCTCCTACTATCCACAAACTGGCCGGGGCAATCTCCCATCTGTCAGGGGTACAAGAAGCAGACAATTTGAAAGAAGTACTGCTTTCCTTGGGAGAAAGTGAGACTTACAGCAAGGCTCTCTCCTGGCTGATAGCTGGTAACGAAAGTTTGAGCGAAGAACTGGCAAAAGGAACATACGAAGAGAATGTGGACGCATTGGATGAAGCACTCTCTATGATTGACTCAAAGGTTTTTCTCAAAGCTGTCAGCTTGGCGAGGAACGTAAGCCTGCTGGCAGCGAAACCGAGGTTGTAGGAAATGAAACGCTCTTGGGACAGATTGCATCGTTCATGGAAAATCTGCATCTGTCATACCGGGAAGTGGTCTATGAGATACCATACAGGAATTTAGTATTAATGCAGCGTGACAAGCTCCATACAGTTACCGGAACCAAGGTTACAAAGGTGAAGGGTAAGGACATGGCTTCACGCAGAAGAAGAAACAAGAAATAGATATGGCTACAATAGAATGTTAAAAGTAACAGAAACGTTACTTTTAACGTTACAAAATTTGCTTAATAGTAACGAAAATGTTACCTTTGCATTGTCAATTAAAAGTTCTTTGATTTATGAAGTTTTCAGAGTTTTACAAATTGATTGAGTCAGCAGGCTGGACAATCGAAAAGGGAAAGAAACATCACAAGTATGTTCATCCCGACTTTGACTACTTTATCCCTGTAGGCAGACATCCAGCCAAAGAGATACCTAAAGGTACTCTTGACAGCATGATGAAAAAGGCGGGGTTAAAGAAGTAAAAGAACAGCACCCACTTCGGTGGGTGCATTTAATTGACAAAACTTAAAATACACGATTATGAAGAAGATTCAGGCTATTATTGAAAAAGCAGATGATGGAGGAATCTCTATCTATTCTGAAGATGTAAACGGTGCGTATGGCTTTGGGCTTACAGAACAGGAAGCGAAAGAGGACTTTATTTCTGTTTTAGAGGAACAAGCGGAATATTACAAAGAAAAACATGGTGAATTTCCAAGTTGGTATAAAGCTGGCTATTCTGTGGAGTATGTGTATGACTTAAGTGGATTTTTTGAGGCATTTCCGTTCATTAATGCCAGTAAGTTCGCAAAGGAAATAGGTCTAAATGAATCTGTAATGCGAAAATACAAAGGCAAGATTGTGACGGCTTCCGAGAAACAGAAAGCATATATACAATCCAAATACAATGAAATACTTAAAAGAATGGAACTTGTCAAGTTTTGATATTCCAGCCGTGAGGCTTTGATATAAATTAAAGAACAAATTGACAATTTGGCGCATCATTATGATGCGCCTTTTTTATTAAAACACTGAAAAACACAAATACGCAACAATAGGTTTATTGTTTGGTATTAATCATCGTAAAAACTGAATATTAATGAATTGAGGTGTAACTTCAAACATTAATATTCAGTTTATAATATATGGCTACACTTGTATTCCGCGTAAGCGCACAATATGATGAAGTTATAAGACTTCGTAATGAGATTAGTAAGCTGGAAGCCCAGTTAAAGAAGATGGACGTAAACAAATCACCCGCAGCCGCCAAGGCATTGGAAACTCAACTGGCATCTGCTCGCCAACAAATGATGGGGCTGGTGACCGAGGCGGCCAAAGCTGGTGCTGTAATGGAGAAAGACTTTAAGTCCAATATTTACAATGCCTCACAATCTGTAAATGATTTTACTCAAAAAATTATTGACCAG